ATGGTATTAGTTGAGATAGAATTTAATTAAATAAAGTACATAGGCAGCTTACACAATGAACTATGGATATGCAGCAGGAACACCAGGAAACCCTGGTAATTTAGGTGGAATTGGGAATCCTGTTTCATTTGCAGGTGGTGTGTCACCTTCTGTTCGTATTAGTGGTACAGGCGTTCCGATTGCTGGCGACGTAAATCTTAGTGGTGCAAATGTAAATAATCCTGCTTTCGCTGCCCGGATGCGAACACAATATGATGCCTTAATGGGCAGCATTAATGCAAATACTAAAAAAGTTTCAGATCGTTTAGGTAGTGCATATGGTGCAAATAATATTTTGGCAAGTCGCGCTTCTTTACTTGGTGGAGCAACAATGGCATTGCCTAGTGCCGCAGAAGCAATGGGAGAAGGTCGAACTTTAGAAGCAGGAGCCACATTAGCAGGTGCTGCTGGTACAGGTGCTGTTGTTGACCGTTTAACTCGCGGCATGGGAACTAGGAATCCGTTAGCGCGATTAGGTATTCAAGCAGCAGGCGCTATTGTAGCTCCAATGATTGGTCAAGGTGTTGGTCAAGTAGCTGAGAATGTTAAAGCTGGTATTACTGGTAAAGATCCTGCTGGCAAGACAAGTCGTGCTGCAACGCGAGCACAAATGCTGGATGATGCAGAAGTCATGGCTGAAGTCCAACGTCGGTTTGGAGCAGCTGCATTAGAACCTTATATTGCGGCAAATAAAGATTTAATGCAACACGCATTAAATACTCAGTATCAGAATGATCGTCGCTATGAACCACTTATTAATCGCATGAAGAATGCTGACATGGTTCGCCAGCAGTCATTGATGAATACTCAGGCCAGTAATTACGCAATGCTTGGAACTGTAGCAACGGCTGGTAGACTTGCTACAGGAGCACAGGCAGAAGCAGGTGCAAACTTACGGACAGCTTTAACTTCTAATCCGTATGCTAATAGTGTCATGCAAGCTCCTAACATTAGCTTTGGTTGAGGTTAAAAATGCTTACCACAGATCTAACATTAGGCACTTTTAATAATCCATATTTAGCAGGTAAGTTCAACGACTACGATTTTACCCGCGCACCTTCTGTAGATTTTAGTGAGATTTTAGAAAAAACTAAAACACAATCAAAGTCAACAGGAAAAACAATTGCAGGCATGCCAATTGAAGAATTTAACAAATTAGATTCATCTACAAAAGCTATGCTTATGTACCAAGACTCTCAAGAAAGGCAAGAGCGTTATCGACAAGAAGAAAGAGATCCTGAGTTTTTACGCGAACAAGGAAAAGTTTTAGATGATTTACAAGCCAAGCAAATGGCCCGTGCTCAAAAGTACGGTAAAGAGTCAGCTTTTTATGGCTTTATGTACGACGGCTTACCCAGGCTAATGGCACAGGCTGCATTCTCAAAATATGCTTTTGTGCCAGAAATGGTTAAGGGTGTACAAGATGCTTATAGCCGTATTGATGGACGTACTGCTGTAAATACTCCATACATGTCAGTTAATCCAATGAGAGGTATTGGATAATGAGCGGTTTAAATCTTGATGCTATTGGTAGCTATTCGGGCATTGGTGCTGATACACCAATGACTGGTTTTGGAGGCACATCTGGCTTTGGTTCAGCCAACCCTAATACAAGTGGAGGTGGAGGTTTCTTGGGAGGTTTTGGTAACTTCCTAAATAGTAACTTTATGTCTAATGTGGGTGGTCCTTTGCTATCTGCAGGATTGAGCGGTTTCTTTACTAATCAAGCTGCTAAAAACTATGGACAAAGTGCTTATCAAGCTACAGCAACTGGCGCATTAGCAGGTAAACAAGCTTCTTTAATGAATTTTGGTCTTGGCGAAAGGTCACAAGAGTTAGCACAACAACGTCGACAAGATGATGCGACATTTCAATTAAACCTGCAAAAAAGCAAGCCCTTCCAAGATTTGGTTACCAGAGGTATTGGAATGCAAATCGCAGCGCAAGATGCCCCTGGTTCTGAAATGAGAGCCGGTAGATTCATGACAATGTTTGGTTGACTTGGGTCTGCGATAATTAGTAAATAATAAGATGCTAGTTAAATGGTTCTCGACTTTATAAAAGGAGCGATAAGCGGAGCGGGAGCAGGTTCGGTTTTTGGTCCCTGGGGAGCAGGTGTTGGAGCAGTATTAGGTGGGGTTTCTTCCTTTGGAGGTGGTAGTGGTTCCTCAGGCGGCGGCGGAGGAATGGATATGAAAGCCTTACAAAAAGCTTTAGCTGCGCCTAAGTTCCTTGGTGACTATACAAAAAATTTATTTGACTTAGATAGTGATTTTGGTTCAGGAGATTATGACCGACTTCTGAATGCAATGGATAGAGGCAAGGTAGATAAATATCAAGTAATGAATATTTTTGACCAACAAGGTTTAAATGCAGGAGATAAAGATTATTTTGATGCAATGACAAGCACGATCGGAAAAGAAAGAGGGCGAGAATTAGCAGATGTTATTGGACAAACAATGTTCCGTGGGGCGACACCAACAAGAAAACAAACTAAAGATGCCTATAAATATGCACGATTAACAGGGAATACAGGGACACCTCAAGAAGCACAACAAGCAATTTCTTCTTACTTTGCTCAGACATCCCCTGAATATAGATTACCCTCATCACAAGAATTGCTGGCTGGAATGAAGTATGGCCCGTTAATTGGAACTGAAAGTGGAGTTAAATTGTTTGCAGGTACAGATAGAACAAGAGACATGTTTGGTAGACTAGATCAAGGTAGAGACTTTAGAAGAAAAAACTACCAAAAGATTTTAAAATAGTTGAGGTAATTCAAATGGGCATGAATTTTGAAAAATTTCTAAAAAAATACACAGCAGGCAAAGATAATAAAATTACAAAACAAGATATTAAAGATTATGTTGCCCGAGGAGGGAGCCAGAATGAACTTGACAAGTTTTTAGCTAAAGCAAAAAATAAAGGCGTTAACGTTGGCGGTAAAGCTGAAAAAGCAGCAAGTAAGGATAAAACTTTTAATACACAAAAAAGTAATTTTCAAAATTTTTTAAATACATACACAGCAGGCAAAGACAATAGAATTACAAAACAAGATATTAAAGATTATGCTGCCCGAGGAGGGAGTCAAAATAAACTTGACAAGTTTTTAGCTAAAGCAAAAGATAAAGGCGTTAACATTGGCAATAAAGCTGAGAAGGCAGCAGGTAAGGATAAGTATTTTACTACACAAAAAGATAATTTTAAAAATTTTTTAAATACATACACAGGAGGTAAAGATAATAAGATTACAAAAGAAGATGTTTTAAGTTATGCTGCTCAAGGAGGTGATCAAGATAAACTTAACAAGTTTTTAGATAGAGCAGAAGAAGCAGGCGTTAACGTTGGCAATAAAGCTGAGAACGCAGCAGGTAAAGATAAGTTTTTTACCGATAACTCAGGAAAAGGTAATAAAGGAGGTGGTAACTCAGGAGGTGGTTATAGCGGAACTGACATTGATTTAGGTGTTTATGAAACAATGAGAGGCATTGACTGGAAATTTGCCGATGCCCTGCAAACATCAATCAATAATAACAACAAGATTATTGAAACTATTAGAGGGAAAGTTCTTCGTGAAGTTACTCAGCTTGAGACAGCTTCACGAGACTTTGCGACAGCCACAGGTGAAAGGATTAAGGATATGGAGACAGGAAGACAGTTAGAAGCCAGTAACTACAGGTCTGACCAAGATAGAATTGCAAAAGAAAATGTAGCAAGAATTCAAGGTGATTATGGTGTTCAAATGCAAAAGATTATGAAAGCTGGACAGGAAGCTCTCGGACAAATTCAAGGTGAATATAGTTTAGCAAACACAACACTTAGTGGAGAATATGGTTTAGAATCAGATCGCATTAGAGGAAATACAGCACGTGATGTCGCTTCACGGCAACAAAATGCATCTATATTTGGTTCTTTACTTGCCGGATTTTTTAGCTGAGTCTGATTAATATATTTATTTGTATTATAATTTTTGTAGTTATTTAATTCGGTAATGATTGCTTCAAATGATGCGTCGTTAGACTATTCTGAAAATCCTACAGTAGATATCACAGCTTTCCAAGAGTTACTGGACAAGTTAGAAGGTTCGAAGAAGCGTCAACAACGTCAAAAGTCTGTCGAAGGCCGTCGTGATATTTATGCACAAGGTCTTGCTTCTATGATGTCCAATTTCTAATTTAAATTTCTAGGTTATTTCAATGCCCGAAGATACCTATTCAGAAGACGATTGGTTTGATATTGACAAATATCGGGAAGCCGCTGGAGTAGCCTATGAATTTAGTAAAAAGAAAATGGAAGATGCTGGTGAACAAGAACGAGCAACAATAGGTAAAGGTGCCGAAGAAAAACGGGCTACCAATGAACAAACGCAGCGCTTCGCAGAAAAAGACGAAGCAAGAGATTACAATCAAGCACAAAAAGCTTACCGATTCTGATATTGATATCCAGGTTTTTCAACACTGGGTTGATAACTTAGATAGTGCAACAAAGGAATCTTTTTGTAGCTTTGCAGAAGAAACTTTTTCTGCTATCCAGGTTTATTTGTATGCAAAATTTTTGGGATATAACAGTAGTATTGCTGCTGTTGATCTGTGGCTGAAAGAGCATTTTTCCAAACCAGATCATCTTAAAGTTTTGCTAAATGAAATTGAAGAGATGCAAGAAGATATTAGAAAGTTGAGAATGGATATTGAAAACTATGCAGTTAAAAGGGATGTAGGTGTAGCCCGTATTGCTGCAATGCAAAAGGAACTCCGTGGCACTATTTCACAAGTTGATTCATTTATTTCTTCACGTGATCGTAAAGGATTATTGATGGCAGGGGCTGATCGTGCATTACGTGAATTAGCTTCTATTTTTAAAGATGATCCTATCGAAGGACCATTACAAGAAGCTTCAATGAGTGTGTGGGCTAGAATGCAGTTTGAGGATTAATATCATGGAAGAAGACGTTGCGCCATTTACGAAACAATCTGTTGAAAGTATACTTAGCAAGATTGCCTCTAATCGTAAGTACAGCCCTACCCTCCCTACTGAGCCACCTAGACAGGCAGATAAAGAAGCGTTTCAGGACCTTATGAATAATTCACCTGAAAATATAGAAGGCCCTGGCCCACAACCGTTTCAAGATTTGTTAAACGAACAACCACCAGTAAACGAACAACCACCAGTAGAAGAACAAGAACAAGAAGAAGATGTCTAAAAAGAAAATGCCTCCTGAATTACTGGAGCACTTTAAAAAAAAGAATGAATCCAAAGAAGGAAAAGAAGCACAAAAATCTGCTGAAAAAGGTTTGAAGTCAGCTAGGGCTGCTAAAAAGTTTAAAGACAAAAAAGAAGAAACTAAAAAGTAAGCTACTATTTAGGTAGTAGTTATTAAAATAGTGCCCTCTCACCGTCATCTTGCTTATCGACGTAACGCTCAGGCTGCAGCCAAAAAGCATAAGGTACGCAAGACTGACAAAGAAGAATTATTCGAAAAGGCAAGAAATGATTTTGGTTACTTTTGTGAATACGTCGCTGATAAACCACCGGCTAAACATCATCAAGAATGGCATCGTCAATTAGTAACAAATAACGATAGTTCTTGTTTAATAAAAATTGCAGGTCCTAATATTGATTTACTAGGGCCACGGGGATCTGCAAAATCAACTGTACTAGGTTTATTTACAGCCTGGGCTATTGGCATCCACACTCAAGCTAAAAAGCCCTTACAGATCCTTTACCTTAGTTATACAGTTGATATTGCACGTTCCAAGTCAGCAACAATTAAACGAATCATTGAATCAAAAAGATATCAAGAAGTTTTTCCTACAGTTAAGCTACTTAAAAATGTCACCAGTAATGAGTACTGGTCCATCGACCACAAGTTTGCTGGCATTGATACAACAGGCGAAGAACAGTTTACTTTATGCGCCGCTGGATTAAAAGGTTCAGTTACTTCAAAGCGTTCTCAGCTTGTGATAATTGATGACCCCATAAAATCTGCTTCAGATATTGGCAACCCAGACATTCGCAAAATGATGCAAGACAACTGGAACGCCGTGATTGCTCCAACGATGTTTGAGGGAGGTCGTGCAATTTGTCTTGGTACGCGCTTCCGTCATGATGACATTCATGCGACCACGTTCTGTCAGCAAAATAATTGGATGCAGATTGTTCTTTCTGCAATTTTGAATAACGACGTGACCGGCGAGGAAGAGTCATACTGGCCTGAGATGTGGTCTCTAGATTACCTAAAAGAGAAAAAAAGGCAAGCACCTATTGCTTTTTCTTTTCAATACATGAATCAAATTGTTAGACAAAATGAACTTTCCCTGGCACCTGAGTTATTGGTTAAAGCAGAAATTGCTACAGAGTTTGACACTTTAGGTATTGGAGTTGATCTTTCCGCTGGAACAAAAGAAAAAAATGATTATACAGTCATGGTATTAGGTGGTCGAATTGGCGATAAAATTCATATTATTGATTACAGAAGGTTACGTGTTATGGGTAATCTAGAAAAATTAGATGCCTTAAAAGAACTTTTAAATGATTGGTCTGTTATTGGTAAACAAGAAGACGGTCTTTATTTTCCTACTTATTCAACATGTGATATCTGGTCAGAAGCAGTACAGTATCAAGCTTCCCTGGAAGCTGATTTTAAACGAATCTGTTTAAATAATGAAGGATTATATAATTTGATTTGGCATCCAGTAAAGGGATTCCGTGCAGATAAATTAGCACGATTCAGGGGCATCATGGGAATGTTTGAGGATCGTAAAATAGTATTTAACCGGTACAGAAACTTTACGACAATGTTTGAAGAACTAACCAATTTTGGAGTTAGTAGTCACGACGATTGTGTGGATGCTTTAGTTTGGCTTGTTACCGG